AGAGAAATCCTTTATGGAAACTAGTCGCAGCGCCTAATTGGTGTACCTCGTCTAGAGAATTGGTCGCCAAGGGATTCATTTATTTTTTTAGATAAAGGACACTCTCGGAATGCTTCTATTGTCCCCGAGGACGGACATTCAACAATTTCTGATTTAAATTCATAACAAGTTCCTCCACCCATTCTATAAACGTATTTATCAAAATCTTTTTCTGATGGTGCTCTATTTACATTACACTCTGAACCGTTACACATTGGTCTAAACATACATATTATACCAATACCAAGAATAAAACTAAAAAAAATATTGAATCTTTTATCATTTAATAAATCTGGGATACCCATTTCCTGTTTTAATGTAATTATATTTTCTCAGCTAAATATAAATATGTTAAAGCACATCAAACTTATACCTCTCATAATTGGTCTCATAATTGGTGTTATAGCAGTTATATTTATTAAACCAGAGCAAACTATAGTACATAAATATCCAACTCCTGAAACAGCTGGAAAGGATATATATAGAGATAAAAATGGTGTTTGCTATAAATATACTGCTATAAAGCAAGATTGCGATAAAAATGAATCAAGACTTAAAGATTTTCCTCTAATTAAATAATTTATTGAGATAATAATGCTTCAGCAGGAATTTGTATTGAAGATTGCGGTCTTCTTCTAATTGGTCTTTGTATTCCACTCTGAATAGTTGTACCTTCTGCTGGAATTGCTACTGCAGGAATTGCTACTTCTGGAATTGATACAGTTGACGGTATTGGTACAATTTGTGTAGTTGATGATACAATTGGTCTTTTTTTGCGTGGTATTGGTTGTGGTAGTAATTGTTGAGCAATAATACGATCAGATTTAATTTTTTCACGAATATTCATTAATGCTTTACCTAATAGATTTTGACCTGTCCAATTAATTGGATTTTGTGCTTGAATATTATCTAATGATAACCCTATTCCAATTAGATTATCATCAGGTAAATACGCACCCAACATTGCACTCTTTGTTTCCAATAATCTTCCTGATAATTCAGGATATTGTTCAAACTTACGAAGATTTATATCATTAATTAATTGTTTTGTAAGATCATTCCACTTTGTTTCATTAGCATCAGAATCACCAGGTACATCATCTAAATTATATGTTACTTCATCTGGAGTTTCAGTAATCATAATTTTTTGTAGATTTTCTTGATCATTAAATGCTTTAGCAATTTCAGCGGCAATAGCTTGATGTGCCGAATTATACATAGTTCCATTTATTTCAATTTCAACTGTCCATTTTAATGATAAGAATCCATAATCATTTGTTTCAGGGTCTGAAAATAATATAATTGTTGATGAATTAGCTGCTGATATAGCTGCTTTTGCTTCTGCTACACTAATTGTTGTTTTTTGAGCAACTTTACCAATTCTTACATATTGTTCTTGTAATGTATACGGTCTTTCATTTAGAAATACAAAATGATATGGAAATTTTCTTGTTTCATAAGATTTTTCAAATTCAATTTCATTAATTCCTATACCATCTTCTCTTGAAATACTAACTAACGGAAATCTTACAGCTTCTAATTTTATGTCTGCTTCTTTAACTTTACGATTAAGTCTCAAAATTTCTGAATCTGGTGTATCAGGTTTTGATACAGCATTACGTAGTTCTCTTCGCGAGTCTTCAAATATTTTATTAGCTACAGCGATTGCTTCATTACGTATTTGTTCCATTTCATCAAATTCTTCATAGGTTGGTGGTCTATATTCGGGTAAAGAAATCGTTTTAATAATAGATCCATCTTTATTTAATTCTACTAAGTTTCCATCATCGTCGTATGTGTACAAATCTGGTTTTTTGACTCTAGCTTTAAAAAAGCGTTTTAATTCTTCGGTAGACATTCCTCTACTTTATATATTTTATTTTGGCATCCAAAATCCGCTTGTAAAATATATATCAAACATTTTCTTAAATTTATTAGTAATGACGAATCCGGATATAAAAGTTCCATCAGTTGATTCATTAACAATTGCTTTTCCAATTTCTATTTTTTTTGTTATTATAACTATATTTCTTTTTCAATTTCGCGATTCAATTTCATACTTTAAAGTAATATTATGGTTAGGTTTTCCAATATTCACATTCTTAATAACATCAGTTGTGAATATTGTTATACAATATATATCTTGTAGGACAATAAATGCAGGAAAGGCATTTTTAGGTGGATTGCCATCGCTTGTAAGTATATTTATAGGTTTAGGAATATCATCTATTTCTTACTGCCGTATTCCTATTGCATCTGTTTTTACTCCATTAATAATTGGACAAACTATTGATATTACAAAAGACAAATCTACTACAAATATTAATTCATTAAAGAATTCTAAAGAATGTTGTATTCCAAAATTATCCCTTGAAGTAATTGAAACTAAATATCCTACAATTGCTGGATTATCATATGGTTTTTATATAATGTTCTCAATTATGTTTGGTATAACAATTGGTACAGGGATGTCTACTATTTGTTAATTATTATGTTTCACCTGAATTATATACTAAATTAGGTGCTTCTGGTCCTAAATATATGTATTTAGGAATACCCTGTTTCATTGTCTCATTTGCATCAAGAATATAATATCCAGATTTCATATCATTCGATGAAGTTGGTTTTTTTCTTGATAAGTTATTTGATAGTACTGGTGACATTGATTTCATTGAAATATTTTCAGGTTCTATTGAATTATTTTGAATTGGAACATCTATATTATTAGATACTCCAGCCAAACCAGTAATACTTGCGATTATTAATACAATTATATAAGATATTATAGCCCAAGAAATAGCAAATAGCCAAAAAGGTAACCAAGTATGTTTATGTTTATTACGACCTAAACCAAATTCTTTCCAACTTCCATCCTTACTAAACATTAATTCTGGTTTTAAAATCAAAATTGATGAAATACCTATTAGATATAATAAACCTGCGTAGATAAGAAGCGTCATCCTTATTTTCCCCAATGAAAAAATCATTGGCGTAAATCATCATTTATTCATAATCATCATCTCCATGCTGATTATGATCATAACCCCCTTCACGTTCAAAATCAGCATCACCAAAGATTGGAAATCCAAATTCATCTGTTGGACGACCATCTAATGCTTCCATTTGATCTGGTCCAAGACCCGGAAAATCAATTATTCCTGCTGACTCTCTCTTTTGACGTTCAAGGTCATAATAGTCTTTATCATATGCATAAATCAACTTAGTACCACCTACAGCCCATTTACCTAATCCAAGACGTTTATTCATTAACTCAATACCACGTTCCTCATCTGTCATCTTATCAATCTCAGCAATCACATTCACACGCTCCTTCTCATTTCTTATTGCTATTAACTCCTTAATCTCCTGATCATTAAATGATAATCTTTCAATTCTATACTTATTCAAAGTAAGCTCGATTAATTCCATTATATAACGCATTGATGGATCTCCAATAGATTTGATAGGGCTTTTAATAAGAGTACCTAATGGAATCTCTGCTGGATTAATCAAAGTAGCTAAAGGACCATATATCATTGCACGTTGAATATATACAAGGGTCATTTCACGACCTGGTACAACAATTGGTCTAATTTTATTTTTAAAGTTTAATAATTGACTCATTTGTTCCACAAAATATTTAAGCTTTTCACGTGCCAAACTATATGATTCTTTTTGAATATCAACCTCTTTTGCTTTTACAATCTGTAAATCATTCATTAAAATTGGCATTATATCTTTGCTTACATGTTGTTCACTTAATGCTTTTTTCAATTCAATTGGAATAAATAATGAACCTTCTGTAAATTGTGTCAACAATCTTTCAAATGGAGTAATAAAATATGTCTGAACTACTTGAAAGAAATTTGCCCAAGATAATTTTACAATATCCTCTAAAAGATTACGATATCCTTGGTGCGTAATACGCTCATTAATAATTCTTTCAGAATTACCAGTTGCTTCAGAAATTGTACCAGCAGCAATTGCTATATCTCCTCTATCAGCATCTGGTGGCAATTGTAAAAATGAATCTGTTGTTTCTTTAATTATTTCACTCCATCCTGGAATTGGCGATGGTTCTATATTTCCAAATTTATTCATTATTTCTTTTACTGAATCTTGTTCGATATTATCTAATATTTTAACATTATTTACACGATGAATTATATCTAATAACTTTGTAAATTCAGCAACACCAGTATCTACATTTTGAGATGATAATGCTGATTTACCTTCAGTATCCGCATCCATCACTGATGGAATTGTAGGAAATTGAAATCCACACCAAGGACACATATTTGTTAAACCAGGTTGATGAGAATAACCAATTCTTGGACCTTGAAAACAACATTTTAAGAAAATTCTATAATATAACTCTTTATCAGGCTCAGTAACATTACCACCTGTTTTTCTTGGTATAAATTCAGTAACAAACATATGACCTTGTTGATTTGGTACAAGTGCCCTTCTACCAAGTTGGGGTAAATTAGAAGCACTTTTCCAAAAAGTACCAGGAGCTTCAATATTTGCTAAACAACATGTTGTTTCGCTAAGAGGAGACCCACGAATTAATGATGCTGTTTTCTTTGCTAATTGATGTGCTTCACGAATCCATAGTTTTGTTAATCCGAATTTACCTTTATTACCCATATTTTCAAGAACTTCTGGGGTAATAGCGTCTTTAGCAGCATCTTCAGGTTTTATAATAATTTGTTCAGGTAAAAAAGTAGAAGGAATTTCATCTGACAAACCTACATCAGTTCCTTTTTCACTTAATTTAGCCAGATATACTCTTTTTGCTGCTAATTCTCCTTGAATTATATCATCTCCAATGACAGCTTTTAGAATATTTTCCATATATACTTGAATACCTTGTTGACGTTTGAGACTATCAGCAACTTTCTGGAAACCTGTTTGATTCCAAGGTGTTTGATCTCTACGAATTGAACCAACCGCACAAGCTACGTATTCAAGACCTTGTTTAGATTGTGAATTTTCTTCTAAAGGATATCCATCAAATCCTGGTGATTTACAACCTATTAATCCTTGTCTTATAACATACGAAGGAACATGTGTTTGAACTTCAAGAAGTATAAATAATCCAGCAGCAGTAATAATATTTCTTGCTATCGCAACATCATAATCTGGTAATGTAGGGCGTTTCTTTTTCTTTTCATTATAGTCATTTCTGTCATCAAATCGCCCAGCCCAAGATGCAACCTTATCAATTATTCTTCTATATCCTATATTATCTAAATTTATACTTAATCTTACAGCAATTTCTTTAATAATATTAAAAATTTTATCTTCATCGCTTGTTAGTTTAAGTTCTTTCTTTTGTGGAGGTTCAATTGGAATTGTGGTGAGAAGATTTAATCTTTCTTCAAATATCTCATCTTCGTCAACTAATACAGAACGTCCTGATTTTGGTTTTCCATTATCATCAAATTCTATACTATTATCAAAGTCGAGATCGCGTATAGCTTGACCACAATTCCTACAAATATATTTCCCTTGGAATGAACCGCCTGAAAATTTTAGAACAATTTCTTTTTCTATTGCCGCTTTTTCAGATGGATTTAAATAAATTTGAATCTGTAATCTTTCGTGTAAACATAATAAATGTTCTCTACAAACATTACAATCAATCCAATTTCCATCACGTGTTCCTTGATATTTCTTAAAAAATTCAACCATTTTTTGTAAGCGTTCACCATCATCAAAAATTCTTCTAATTGCCACTAAATCTCCTACGTGTTTACATGTATTTTTCTTTGGTTTATCACCTGCATTTAATTGATTATATTTTAGTAAATTTGCAATCTTTAAAGACTGAATATACATAGAATTATTTGAATCAAGAAGGGCTTTCGCAATATATACAGGATTTTTACCTACAGTAACTTGAAAGTAATCTTGATGTTTTTTCATAAGATATGAAATTTTACCAATATCAGATTGAGCAAGGGATGGGTTAATTCTTTGAAATTCTTGTAAGTCTTCAACAAGTGTTGGTTGAGACAATATTTCATCAAAAATAGTAGTTTCAAGAAAAGGATTATTTTGAGGTGTTTTATTGCTTTCACGTTCAATAATATCTCTTAATTTTGTAATAGTTGAAAGAAGTTGATTTTGATATAGTTCAATCTTTTGGAGTAAAACATCAATTATTTTTGGAGTTAACTCAAGATTTTCAAGACCATATTGTTCAAGAGTTTCAAAAGTATCACCTATTCCAAGTGCTGGGACTGATACTCCTTCAATATAATCAGCAAGTGGAATATTACCAAGAGTATTACCAGATGTATCAAGTAATAACAGGTCATCAGAAGTTCCAACTTCCTGTGGTGACCCAATTTCTTCAAGAATAGAACGCATTGTTTGTTTTGCCATTAAACTTCTACCACTGTCAATTGCTAAACTTGAAGAACGTGTTGTACCAAGAGTATTTGATGTTTTAGTTGGGAATATTAGATATGAATTCATTGTTGCGCTATCTTCAGATATAAGTACTTGTTTTTTACGGTCTGTACCTTTACGATATGTTGTAGATAAAGCGCGTTCAATACCAAAAGGAATTTTATCAAAAACAGGTGGAGCATCTATAGCATGACTTGCAATATATCCAGGAATTGTTTCAAGAAATTCTATTTTATCTTTGATTTCTGTAAATTCAGGTGGTACAGTTCTAAAGAATTCTGAATCAGATAAAGCCTTCCACAGAGGTTCAATTTGAGATTCAGCAGACCAAGGAGAAAGATATTTCTTTAAAAATATTTGTTGGTCAGCCCATTCACGTACAATTTGTCCTCCAGGAGCACCAGCCATTGCGGAACTAACTAAAGAGCTTTTATTACCTATTATTGCCTCTAATTCTCTTGTAAAATTCTCAAAATATACACCATCTTCTTCTTTTCTTTCTTCAAGTTCATCTGCTTCATCTACCAAATATTCTTTCTTAGTTATATCAAGTACAGGACGACCTAATGGTATAGGTACTTTTTGAATTAATTCAGAAAGTGTTGATGCTGAAACTTCTTTTGGTCCCCGTATTGTTCCATCATCATTATATTCGACAGTTGCTTGTTTAAGGTTAAATAGAGTTTCAACCAAGATTCGTATTGCTCGTATTGATTTTGGATCTTTCTGAAGAGTTGGGTCGAGACTACTAATAAAATCATTGAGGGCATCTACCTTTTGTAAGTTATCAGGAATTCTTTGTTCGTATGCTGCCGCTTCTCTGAAAATTTTTGGTTTGACGATTTCTATAAATCCTACAATTTCTATTTCATCTTCATCTTCATCTTCTTCATCTTCATCTTCTTCTTCTAATCCTTGTTGTGCTTCATTTGAAGTGCCTGATTCTGGTCCTACCATTTGGCGAATGCTTATAACTTTAAAGTCTTCATCACGAGGAATACCAATGAATTCAAAATTCACATCATTTATAATTTCTTCATCATCTGAAGCTTGTATTTGAATATAATCATTATCTTTATCAACTTTCACAACTTTATATGATTTGTAGAGTTCACCTGATGAATCAAATGTATCAATGATTTGATTGATACGAAAATCTTGTTGTTCTACAAAACTTTCAAACATATGTTTTTGAATAACGTATACTGCAATAACTCCTTCATCTTCTTTATAGAGCTCTTCTTCATCATTATCTTCTAATTCAAAATTATGTAAAGTATTACTTACACCATCAGGTTTTACACTAATAAGTTCATTACTTCGATAATAAACTTGTCCAATAGTTCTACCATATTTTTTAGAATCATAGACCACTCTATCGCCTAATTGAATGAAAAGCATAGGATTTGATTCATCCCCTAATGGATTAGTATCACCTGTCGGAGCAATTTGTATAGGAGATTCAAATGAGCCTTCAACATCGCCCTCGACATCGCCTTCATTGTCAAGCTCATCATTGATAATGTTTGTATCTTCAATAATAGTACTATTTGAGGCAGTTGTTTCAGGTGTA